GCTTTGTGACAAGCACCGCGACAATGCAACCATGCTGCAGCTCCTTGCAGAGTACGGCGAGAAGTACCGCGACTGGAGCTTAACTGCAAATCGTCCCATCGGCGCACAGGCCCGCAAAGACGCCTTTGATCGGTTCTGCCGGGATGCAAGCAGCGCCGCCCGTGATCCGAACAGCCTGCACGCTGCGCTGTGGCTCTCCGGCAACGGAACAGATGAGAGCGTTTATATCGACTACTAACCTTCAAAATAGCCGGGACTGCACGGGATTGTGCAGTCCCGGTTTCTTTGTGATGAAACGCACTTGATTTCTGCCGGTCTCCGTGTTATTCTGTCGATAGCCCTTTATGGGCTGGGCGCTGCACGAACGGCAGGCGGTTAGCTACACCACCCGAAAGGGGGTGCTGCTCATGCGTATCACATTACATATCGGACGGTTTACCGTGACGATCATTGTGAAAAGCAGAAACCGCCACTCGGCAAAGTGACGGTTTCAAGGCTTCGCTTTGAAATTCTGACTAATCCAGGCTAACCGCTTGTCGCAGTGCCCTTTCTCTATGCCCATTATAGGCGGCTTTTCCGGCCTTGTCAAGCCTCGGATGTATCCGGGGCTTTTTCTTTTGGCCGCATGGCCAACGTGAGCTTGTCGCGCTGCGCGTCTATTTCCTTTTGCTCTACAGTTTGTGTGACACCGAATTTTATAGATTTGTAAACACATTTCGTAACAAAAAACAGGATCGACGCCACCAATCAAAACGCCGATTCTCTATTTTGCAGTAGCACGGCTTTTAGTATTCTTTAGCGGTGAAGGTTAAAACGCAACACCGCGCTCCGCACAGAGTTCTTTCAAAAGCGATGCCGCTTCATCAAAACCCATCGCATGATCATGAATGTCACTGTATGAAGGATGAACCAAAAAATTGGTACGATAGTCTAAAATTTGGTATCCAACAATACGTTCACCGTCACATGCGCGGACATATCCCCAGCCATCATGATTGTATCGTTGATAGCCTTTCTGAAACGAATAATCGGCTTCGTGAGCCTTTCTTCTCAACGTGGAAAGTGAATACTGCATAAGCAAACCTCCTGAAATTTATGGTTTGAGCAGTGTGCTTATGTTGTGGTCTGTTGTTTTATAGTGTTTATACGCTATGCCATCTTGCAAACGTCCTATAAATGCCCCTCAGAGGCTGCAGGAGCGCTTTCGTCACGCTCTATGGCTTCGTCTATGGCTCGGTTGATAAAGCCGTTCACGCTCTCGCTGTGGGCTTCTGCGTGGGCTTTGATAATATCTTTCTTACCCTTTGGAAAACGAACAAGCACCTTATCATAGGCCTTATCTTCGTAACGCTTAATGCTTTCGTAGCTATTTTTTCCGCCCAATAGCAACACCTCCTTGTTAGTTTATTATATATTTTATTGCGTTAGATATCTATATGCAAATAGCACAAGTATATACCGATATCTTTATGCTAAATGCCATCTTGCATATAGCTATCTATATGCTATAATACAACCATGCAAGACAGTGAACCTGATCCGAGCATAAGAAAAAGCCCTCTGCATCACCGCCGACCAAAGCCGAATGCAGAGAGCCACCAACCACCACAGGAGGATTGACAAGGAGGCCACAAAATGGATGCACAAACCCAGCTAGTAGCAGAACTTTATAAAACGCTCAATGATGCGCAAAAACAGGAAGTCTGTAACATGATTGATACTTTACTAAGTCAGCAATTAAAGGATCAACAATCGCTTGATTCTCATTCCGCTGCTACGGAAAATCAAGATAGCATCGCATGAGAAAGGCTCCATGTCCCAGCCGACCAAAGCAAGACACGGAGCCACCACCAACCACCACAGGGAGACCGGTATCGATATTATACCGACCTCCCGCCGAGAAAACAAGGAGGAAATATGAGTTATTTATCTGAGCTTACCGCACATGAGCGCCTAACTGTCGACAATGCAACGCTCGACATGTTTACCGCTTTCGAAAACGGATCAGACTTGATCTATGATATTTGGGAGCAGTATTTTTCTGATAGGGAGCGAAAAAATATCGAATCGAGAGACTTAGAATTCATTGGTCGCATCCTGTATTCTGTCTACGATAGAATGGCAAACGCCATCCGCGACTATCACTTGATGCTCGGGCACTATGACGCACCGGGCGTGCAGTGCTTTTTAGACACAGCGAAACGCGCTCAACTGACGATAGATGCTGTAAAAGCGAGCGAACACGCGCGGAATGAAATGCGAACAGCGGCTTATGATCTCGACGATGCAGATGCAATTAAACTTCTGACAGGTAAGGGGGCAAGCGCATGAAGCTTCTCTACTGCGCCCGCTGCACCACGCCGCTGATGAGTGCGGCCACGGTGCATATTTGCCCGTGCTGCGGGGCTGCATACCGTCAGCGCGGCACGCGCTTTTCCTTTGTCGCTGATCTGTCTGGCGTATCCGTCAAAGAGCTGATGCAAAGCATGGAGGTCACGCTATGAACGCTAATGATAGATTCTACCCGGTCGTGCAAACGCCGGTCGGAAAGGTGCTGCTCATAGGCGCTACCATGACCGTCGAGCGCGAACGTGAGCTTTTCGGAAAGAAGGTGCTCCCGAATGAGCACAGATGAATGCATTCGAGCGCATGATCTGATCAACACGCCGCTTTCCCATGTATGCGCGCCAAAGTGTACAGTAGCCCGTAGAGTCCGCCGAAGAGTAGCAAAGAATACAGTGTGTGAGTACAGCGAAAGCTGTTTCACCTGTCCTTTATCGGACTGCAAACAGACTGTTGTCAAATGCTTAACGGTCAACCGTTTGCCGATAGATCCTCTCATGTAACGCAGAAAGCCCACAGGAACACTCCTGTGGGCTTTTGCTTTTCCGGTGCTTATTGTAATTCTCGCAGTGTTACCGTGCGTCTTGCAAGCCGGCAGGGGGCTGCAACACCTTCTTGTTTTGAAGCCGCCCTTTACTCCGCCGTCTGCAGCTCCACAATCTGATGGATCACTCGTTCCAGACGGTCGAGCACGATATCATAGCCGAAGATAAGCATTTGCAGTCTCCTTTCCTGTTAGTACAGCAGCACGGGCTTACCCGCCGCGCGTGTCATGTTGTTGATGTTGGGGACGACCACGCGGGCAAGCGTCTTACCATCCACAACGAGGTTCACATTGATGGGCTCGCGGCTACCCTGTGCCATCGCCTCCATAACGGCCTGCTTGATGGTCGAAAGCGGCGCTTCGACGTTCGTTCCGCTCTTCTGGTCGCCCAGCACGGCAAGAAACTTTCGGTTCGGCGGGATGACCGCACCGCTCGCAAGCGCTGGGATCTCGTTATACACAGGCGCATTGCCGTCTAAGTTCTGCGCCGCCACCCGACGGCTGCGCGTTGGGGTCTTTGTTGATACGCGCGTGCCGGTAAAGCCGGACGTTGCCTTTCTGACTTTGGAATCGTCCACACTGTCGACGAAGAATTTCAGCGCAAGACCGATCGCCGCCGAGATAATGAACGCCGTACCGGCGCTGACGATACCAAGCGCTGCAAGGCCAACGCCAAGAACACCGGCCAGCAGTCCAAGAAGTACGCTGCGCCCGATGCTGACAAGCCGCTGCGTGCCCTTCTTCGGGTCTTTGCGGACGCTGTAAATGCTCAGTCCGAGAATCAGGCCTAATCCCATGCCGACGACTGTACCGACGCCCGGCGTCACGATAGAGCCGATAACAGCGCCAAGCAGCGCGCACAGCACGACGATCAGCTCGGAAAGAAGCTGCGATTTGCCGCCGTGTTCCTCGTCCCCCTCTGCAAAGCCGGTGAGATAGAGGCCGAGGATCGCGCCCAGGCTGAAACCAGCCACGCCGCCGGTGATGCCAAGAAACACGCTGCCAAGCAGCGCACCGAGCAAAGCCGTGATGACCACGATCCACGCATCCTCTGCGTCCATCTCGGTTTTCCATGTTTCGGGGTCAAGGCCCACAAGGTACAGCCCCAGCAGCACACCGAGGGATAAACCGATGACGCCGCCCGTGATGCCGCCGAACGCCGCGCCGAGCGTTGCACCGAGCAGCGCCGTTAAAACGGTCAGCCATGTTGCCTTGCTCTTGGGGATAACTTTCTTGTCAAAGCTCCATTTGAGGTCATCCACGACGATCTCAAGCCCCGCGCGGATGGTCTTAAAGATATCGTTGATCTTCTGGAACACCTTGTCGAGCTTTTCCATCATGGGGCCTTCGTCAAAATCAAAGTCCGGCGCAATGGCGGATGCTCCGCCGCCACCGTCGCCAACGGACGTTGTCGTGCTGAGTTTGTTGATCTCATCGAACGCCGCGAGCGCGTCTGTCGCTTCCTTTGCCGCCTTGCCGGTCGCGTCAATGGCGGCGGCCTCTTTGTAGAGGTTTTTGCCCGATGCCTCCATGCTCTTCTTTGACTTACCGCTCAGAATCGAAATGATCGTCACGATCTCCGACACAATGGCCGCAAGCAGATTCATTAGCCACGTCAGCGCCGGAATGAGTACGTCCATCAAAGGCGCGGCCAGCGTCAGCAGCGCACCTTTGAGGCGGGCAAAAGCGTCGGATGCCTCTGCGCTGGTCTCAATAGCCGCCTTGATCTGCTTGCGCAGCGCCATGAGCGCCGCCGTGATGACTGAGAACACAAGCATAGAGCGCGCTAAACTCTTGACCTGATCTCTGAAACGCGCGGCATACTGGCCCGCTTTGGCAAGCGCGGAATTCTCCGCCTCGCGCTCCCTGCGTTCCTGCTCCGTATTAGCGATCAACTCACCGGCGGTTACTTTCGCCTTATCGAGCCTTGCCGTCATGCTGTCGATGTTGGCGGTCGTCTCTTCGTAAGCCGCCGAAAGCGTTTTGACCTCCTTCGTCTGCGTGTGCAAAAGCTCCTCCTGCTGTTTGAGCTCCGCCTCCGCAGCGGCGCGGCGGTCGAGCACTTGCGTCTGATACTCGTTCTGTGTAAAGCCCTGTTTTTGGATCCATTCGCGGTCGTTCAGCCGTTCGACTTCCTTTCGCAGCATCTTCACGCGTTCCTCAGTAGCTTTCGCTGCCTGAGATGCGGCGTCAAGCTGCTTTTCAAGGTTCATCTTATTGCCCGTTTCCTTTTCAAGCTTGCTGTTCAGTTCGGATATCTCGTCACGCAGCTTGCTCAGTTTCTTTTGTGCTTTGGTCGAATCCAAATCACAAGAGAAAATCACACTGCCGTCAGCATTTGCCATTTGATCACTCCTTCCCCAATTTCAACCAAGTCGAAATGGTGGTCTCTTCTTCCTGGCTGAGCTTATTTTTTATGTTCACGAGGTCGCTGTTGCGGCGGTACCATTCGCGTTCGTCCTTTTCGAGCGTCTTTCCTCGTGCTTTTTTGTCTCTGATGCGCACGACCTGAGCAAAGGTGCAGTCCCCGAGATTGTTATACGCACCGAGGAACGTCCACCAATGGACGCCCCCGGTGTTGGTCTCCGCATCATAAGGGATTCCGCGGATATCCCGTCCGAATATCCGGTTGATGGGCGGGAGGATCAACGGATAATCCTGCTCCCAATCGACCAACTTCGGCGATTTCTTCTTATCCTGCTCTTTGCCGCCGTTCTGGAACCATGTAAAACGGTCTACAGCTTCCTGCAAATGCTGCGGCGGGATATCCTCAGGCGAGACATAGAACATCTGCAAGATGCCCTCTGCGCGGTCAGTGCCGCTCAAATCAGGATCACTCAGCATTACGAAGATATCGAGAATTACGCGAAAATCTGTGCGTATCTCATAACTCACTCCGCCGATCTCGACGGAGACAGGCAAGCCCCAATTCATCGGCGATACTTTGCCGTGTACTTCTGAATGCGCGGATTCGTGGCTTTCTGCTCACGAGCAAAGGCGCTGTCTGTCTCATCCATCAGCGCAAGCAGGAAATTTACCCATACGTTCAGGCCGTCTGCCAGCGCATAAAGGTTCATGCTGCCAAAGATGCTGTCACACACCGGCTCTTCAAAAAGACCGTCAATGATCTCGCGCATCTCCTTGTCGCGGCGGTCGGCAATGTTGAAAATCTCAACGCGGTCGCCGCACTTCTGCACCTCATCTGCGTATTTCTCCTGTTTCTTGTCCAGCGTATCAAATGCGTTGTAAAGACGCTGGATAAACGTGCCGTCAGTCGGGTTGAATCGAATGATCACATCACCCTTAATGCCGTGCACGGTGTATTCCTGCACACCGTTCGCAAAACTAAGTTCCATATTTATCTCTCCTTAAATTTGTTTTCAGGAAGCTTTGTATCAGAATGTTGATCTCTGCCGCTTATCGAAAATCAGAAGTTCTCCACGGCCTCGCCCGCGAGATCGTCCCATTTTTCGCTCATGCTGACAATTACACCGGGCGATTTGCGCCGGTAGCCGTCCCCGTCGCCGCAACTGTCAGAAATTGCCGAAATGCTGTCCCATGCCCGCATGACTGCGCCCTCCCCGCTCTGGCAGTCAAGAGCGATAGCGTTAAGGGCTGCGGCCTCTCGGCGGCTGTCCGTAGTCTTTGCGGCTTCGGCTGCGTAGTGACCAACTAACTTTAACATGGTGTGGTTGCTGTCAAATCTCTCCATGAACGCGGAGTAATCAGCCGAGGAAAGAACGCCGGTTTTCATCAGCTCAAGGGCGTTATTGTCGATTGCGTCAGGGTTTGCAATATTGGCGGCGCGCACTGCCTGTTCCAGCTCGGCGCGGATCGTGCGGCGCGTGGCCTTGAAGTTGTCCCAAACGCGGGCGCTCACCTCGTTAAAAATGGCTTCTGCGTCATGCAGCTTTAGCGCTGCGCGGGTTGTTCTAACCTGCTTTTCCTCGGCGCTGTCTCCGGGCTTCCATGCGTTAGCGTCACGGTTGGCCTGCTGCGCCTCTTGGAGTGCGCGGAAAGCGGTGTTGTATTCGCTGCGGGCTTCTTTGAAAGCTGTATCGAGCTTTCGGGCATAAATGTTAAATTCGCTCATGGTGTAAATTATCCTTTCTTTTTCATGCGCTGCCGCGCTGTTTTTTTTAAAGGTCGATAATGATAACGCTTTCGCAGTCTGATAAATAATCTCGTGCTGCCTGTTCCGTCTGAAACACCTTTGCAGGGCTTTGCGGCGCTCTGCAAGCCGCCCACGCGCCATTTTCAAGCAATAGCATAATTGCTACGCCCGTTTGCTTCTGCGCTACAATCGCCTGTAAAGAGGCAAGGCGGGCTTTAATGCTGTTATTCAAGGGCTTTACCTCCGATCTCGTCACTCTCAAGCGTTGGCAATTCCAGCCTGCCGCGCCCAATGGCTTCGTCAAGCATCTGATAGAGGGAAAGGCTCAACGGGTCTACGCCCTCTACCGGGTGCGGGTAAAGGACAATGCACTTGCCATCATGGGTAAATGCGCCGTGCTGCATCAGGTAGTTAAACGGATCTTCTTTTGTGTGATATTCGCCGCCGCCCTCGACGACAAAAGTAGTTTCATCGGCTGACAGCGATTTGAGATATTCCCGCAGCGCCGCAAGGCGGATATCAAAATTTTTCTTCATCGCTGTTCCTGCTCCCTTCGCCATGCTTCAAGCTCGTCAAGCTGCTGCATGATGTCTGTGATCTCCGTGTACTTCACCGTCTGCCGTAAAATCTCTGCCGCGGCACTCACGCGGGTCTGTGCGGGCGCGTCTGCATCCTGCATGATCGTTGCCAGCGTATCCGCCGCGGCGTGCGCCCGCTCCTGCAGCACGTTACGCGCCGCTTCGGTTCGCTCGCGCCGTGCCTCGTTATACTTCTGCATAAACTCCGCGTCACGTTTTCGGCGATAGATCGTCTGCTCGTTGATCTCGAGCTTTGCCGCCGCGCTCCGCACTGTCGCGGAGATCAGCAGCGCTTCAATAATGGTCTCATCTCTGATTTTCTTTGACAAAGTTTGAAAAGCCCCCTTTCCGGCTTTGTTTTTTCTGACGTTGCATCGTTCTTTCAGCGGTAAAATTCCACTAACGGCTTTCGAATGCGCGGATGCCGCAAGACTCGCAGCGCTTCCCGCCTCAACTTTGGGTCTGGCTTTCGTCCGAACCAGAATTCACCGATGATCGCGTCGCGCTGTGCATCCGGCAGTTGTGCAAGTGCCGCTTGCACAGCCTGTCGAAAATCCCGTTGTTCGACGTCCTCAAAGGCCTCTTCTGCTGCTTCATCTGAGATTGTGTCAGCAAGCGTCAGGTCGCTGTCCTCGTCGCCTATCGGCTCGTCCATCGACCGACAAACAGTGTTGATGGGGTCACATCGCGTCCGCTGTGTTCGCTGCCCGCAGGATTCTGTGAACTCCGCCTTAAGCTTAATGCCGTACAGCGTGAGAAATTCACCCTTGTTCACATCCCATGTCGGCAGCGTGTCCATGAGGGCGATAAAGGCCACTTGCAGAAGGTCGTTTTCCTCGACACCTGCGCGGCCTTCCATTGCCCGCGTCCACCTCAAGGCCTGCTGCCACGCGAAGCGTTCAACCGCCGCCCAAAGTCTCAGAATGTCCGCCTTGCCTGCCTGTACCGCTGCTGCAATTTCGCTTGTTCGCTTATCCTGTGTGTCAAGTGCTTTCGCTTGCATATCTTCTCCTCCTATGGTAAAATCAAAATTGACAAATCGGATTCACCACAAGAGACGCTCTCCCCATTTGGGGAGGGCCTTTTTTATAATCGAAAATGACGGTTCATTGCCCGCTCAAACTTATCACGGTCATCAGCAGGCAAAAGCGGAATTACACGGTGCTGCATTTCGTCACGCTGGCGGTAGCGCTCACGCTTCCGGCGTGCCGGTTTGATTTTCGCTAAAATGCTGGCCGCGGCCTCAATATTCATGCTGTAACCCTCCCTGTGACCTTGTAGAAGGTCGCGTCAACGTGACCAGTCGCGCCGCGTCGGTTTTTATCGAGCCACAACTCCAACAAAGATGGCGATTCCATGCGCTCACCTGTCTCACACGGCGGATTGTGCAGCAGCGTCACCGTATCCGCGTCCTGCTCGATAGCGCCGCTCTCGCGTAAATTTGCCATCGTAGCCCGAAAGCTACCAGAACGGTCAGAGGCCGCTGCGCGGTTGAGCTGGCACAAACACAGCACAGGGATGTTCAGCCTCAGTGCAAGCAGCTTCAAGGCCCTGCTGTTCCTTGTGGTCGCCTCGTAAAGCGAAAGCCGAGCTTCCGGCGGTTCAAGCAGCCCGAGGTGGTCGAGGATCAGCAGGCCCGGCTTCTCGCGATAGGCCAGCGCCTCCACCTGCCGAACGTTCATACCCGTGCGCTTGTTGAATACAAGCGGCAACGCGGAGAGCGCTGTCGTCCCCTCGGCAAAGCGCGTGTACTCGTTGTCCGTAAGCCTGCCGCCGAACATGAGCCGCGCCGATGACAGGCCGCCGATGTTGCCGACAAGGCGAGCGGAACAGTCCTCTGCGCTCATTTCAAGTGACAAGTATAATACCTTGACTCCGTTTCTTGCTGCATTGAGCGCGATTTGCAAGGCGAGCGCTGATTTTCCGACCGCCGGTCTTGCACCGATGACGTGTAACCCG